TTGTAAGAGCCAGAAGTAGATATGTTTCTAATTTCGATAACATGACCAGATGGGAAATCACCGCTAGGAGTAAGTGTAGCATGAGCGCTACCGCCATTTGGATTAACTAAGAAGATATTCTCTTGGTCAAAAGTAAATGTAGTATTGGCTGTCAGAATAGAAAACCTATTTGGTCCTAATACTACAGTTTCTGTAGCGAGCGTAGAATGTAAGTTCTTAGGTATACCTGCGTAGATTACGCCGTGTTTACCACTTGACCTATCCTCTCTATGGCTTTGCCAGATAGCGCCAAATGGACTACCAGCGAAATCTCCATTTTCGGGAGAAGCGAAGAATGCGTCTAAATCAGCAGCAGAGTTAACAGCATTTGCTGTAGTAACATCTCCAATTGAACCATCAGTCATAGGTGTTAGGTACAATGGGCTGTTCCTTAAGAAAGTCCTTCTATCAAATACTGTAGGTGATGCTCCTAAAGATGCATTAATATTAGCAGCGCCGCTTGCAGAAGTATATCTCAATACTGCGATAACAGTAGAGTTATGATTCAAATCAGTATTGGCAGTTATGCTTGGGTCAGATAAGAATCGGTTAGGAATAAGAGGCGTACCAGAAGCAGCCGCTACAGGTGTACCTATTTCATACATCAAGTGAGCCTCTGGTGAACTTCTACCTACCAAATATACTACAACGAATACTTCTCCGCTGGAAGATGGTACGCTTGGTAAATCGCCAGAATAATTAGTACTAGTGCCTACAGTAAATGCTTCTGTACCAGAAGGACCATTGGCGAATTTATACATGATACCGTCTAATACGCAATATCCACCATTTACAGTTACTACTCCTCCAGTAGACACGCTGACATAGCCCGGAGTACCAGTTACTATACTGTTTCTTAATGAGTCTCCAGCAGCACCGTCTCCTAACCTGACTATACCGTTACCATGCAGCCCTTCGTACATATTAGTAAGACTAGGGCTAGTAAGGCCGTCTCCATCACGGAGTCCTTGTGAGTTAGCACCGTATCCAGTAGCACTTGTATGTCCTGCTTTTGGGTTGGTCATTGGCTCACCTCTATTACTGCTGCAAATCTAATTTCGTTGTTAGTGGTCTTTTCTATAGAATTATATGTGTATCTACAAAAGTCAGTAGTATCAGTAGAATCGGTTGGATTCTTGTATCTGATAACTACTTCCCTCAAAGGTAGCGTAAAACTCACATCTAATGACAGTTTTGCTTCTACTGATAAGGTATTGTCATCTATAATCTTAACATCAGGCGTTACGACTACTGCCGGTCTACCTGCACCCCCATCCTGTTGGGTGGCAACTGTTCCGTCAAATCCGAATACCACTTCGTTTATTCTTGCTTTCAATGTATCTATTAAAAATCTCGTTCCTTCATTTAATACGGGCATTATCATCCTCTCCTTGTTCTCGAATATTTAGTCTGAACCACTCCTAACTTAAGGTGGTTGTTTCTGGCTTCTGGTAAAGTATCTGGGAGTAAATACAACTCTTCGTTATCTAATACTTTATGAACGCTTCTTGATTTAATCACTACAGTATTAGTTCCTACACTAGCCGAATGTATGTGACCCAATTTATTACCGTTACTAGTATAAACTGCTTGGTTATCTGTGGTAAAAACAGAATTAGCATTTACTCCATCGGTTGTAAATGATGTAGTATTAATTGCGTAACCACCACCGTTGTTTATCAAAACACCTGTGCTTTGTAGCCTACGAGCCCCATGTATAGTGTCTCTATTCGGCTGACCGAGGTTAAATCCAACACCTCTATTAGAATCTACTCTTTCTGCAATCTCCCAACTAACCTTTATCTTTAATCCAAAAGATGTGCTAAATTCTTCAACACTAAACTGTCTATTTCTATCAAAATTCTCATCAAGTGTACTACTAATGTCTACTTCTTGGAATTTCTGCAAAACATCCTCTAATGTACCGTCTATTGAGTTGACATGCAAGTCTGATTTGCGATTTATTAAATCATAAGTACCACTAAGCACAATTTTCTTTTCGCTGTCATGTCTGGCTTGATAACTAACCAAATCACCCGGCTGAACGGCTGTTCCCGCCAAAACATCACTATATTTCTTAGAGCCAGTGGCCTTTTTAGCCATCCTAAGCATATTTTGACCTATTCTTCTGGCACTTGCCTTAGTTAAAGCAGTTGGTGCTGATATTCCGCCCGGTACTTCGTTCACAGTGTCT